ACATTTATAATGCAACTATCATTAATAGAAAAGCAGTAAATATTGAATATGCACAACCACCAGCAGTAACTGTCAAGAATCCTGACGGAGCAAGTTCACCTAGTTCTGCCGCAGCTGTTGTTCCCGTTCTGTTCCGAAACACTGTTACGACTTACACACCACAAAATGTAAAGTCTATTGGTTGTTCCTATGGATCTGGAAACTCCAATTCTTTCTCTGCAGACGTTGTTGTAGATAGTCAAGAACAATCCGAAATCAAAGCAGTTACTAACTACACATTCTTTGGATCGCAAGGTGCAAACTTTATTGAATCTACTAGTTTCAGTGCTGATGCATCTCCAATTCTACAGCAAGGAGATCTTGTACAATTCTCAGATGATAGTAACAACCTGGTTCGTGCAATTGTACAATATGCTACAAAACAAGAAGGAGCATCAAAATCTAGAATTTATCTAGATACATGTCTTCCTGGCGATGTTACCAATACCAGCATTGTACGTTTACGTCCAAAAGTACAAAATACTAACTCTGGTACATTATTATTCCCAACTGGCAGTAAGCAGGTCTCTCAAATCTCTGCTGGTGGAGATGATACTAAGATTAAGTATTACTTCCGTAGAGATTTTGTAACTACGGCATCTTCTGGTGGCGGTACAATTACATTTGCTGCACAGTTACCATTTGGTACACAGAGATTTGCAGCTTTCAGTGAAAGTAATTTCATCATCACTGTTCTAGATCCAGGCGATGCTCCTAACATTGTTAAGGGAGATATTGTCTATGTTTCTGATGATGCAGTAGAAATTTCATCTGCTACTGACACTGCTAGTGGTCTTACATCTGGTAGTATCAGTTTACAGTTACCATCAACATATTTTGGAACTATTCCTTCTAATGGAACTTTCCCTAAACTTAAGTTGACAGCAACTCTTGAAGTATCTAACGCAAAACCAAGACTCAAGACTGCTGTTAGAAACAAGAGAATTGTTATTGCTTCTGCTGGTGATCGCATTGTTCCATTTAGAGGACAAGACTATGATAATGAAGTTGTAGAAACTCTATCATATTCTGATGCTTTCAAATTGAGATATGTTTATGAGGGAACATCTTCTCAAGCACCAGATGTAGACTCTGCAGGTAATCTAATCTCTGGAACTGATGTTACTGCTAGATACACATTTGATAATGGACAAAGAGATACATTATATGATGTTTCTAGAATTGTTCTAAAACCTGGATTTGATCCTGCAGTTGGACAACTACTCATCGCATTTGATTACTTTGAACAATCTCAAGGAGACTTCTGCACGATTGATAGTTATCTACATGAGGCAGGTGTTCCAGAAGATGAAATCCCATCTTTTAACTCTTCAGTTCATGGCAATTTAGAACTTAAGAATGTAATTGACTTCAGACCTAAAGTTGATAGTAGTGCTATCATTCCTGGTTTCCTCAATATTGCGTCTCTTGAGACTACTGCTGGATCTTTTGCTGGTCCTGGTGCTATCTTAGCAAGCACACCAGCTCCAGACCTAGGACTAGAGTATACATTCTCCTTCAGTCAAATTCAATACTTAGATCGTATTGATGGTATTTTCTTAGATAAGAAAGGAAACTTCATTGTCAAAGAAGGTAATTCATCACTCAACCCATCTAAACCAGATCCTATTGATGATGCTGTACCTCTCTTCTATGCATATATTCCTGCATTTACGAAGACAACCAAAGATGTAAGAGTTACTCCAGTTGATAACCGTCGTTACACTATGCGTGACATCGGTAAACTAGAGAAGCGTATTGAGCGTCTTGAGTATTATACTACACTCAGCATCCTAGAACAGCAAGCTCTTAACATGCAAGTCAAGGATGAAATTGGACTTGATAGATTTAAGTCTGGATTCTTTGTTGATAACTTTGAAGCACACAAGGTTGGTAATCTTTCTTCCCTTGATTACAGATGTGCAGTGGACAGTCAACAAAGTGTCCTACGTCCTCAAGCAAAAGAAGATTCTGTAAATCTAGAAGAGGTAAACGTAAGAGAAGATCAAAGATCTGTTTCTGGTTATAAGAAGTCTGGAGATATGGTAACCCTACCTTTTTCCCCTCTAAACTTACTAGGAAATGATTTTGCATCTAAGACTTTAAATCCAAATCCATTTGTTGTTCTTCAATATGTTGGTGATGGAGAAATTTCCCCATCTATTGATCATTGGTATGATCAAACTGAAGAACCATTGGTAGTAGATACTAACACTGATCTGTTTAACATCTTCCTTGCAAAAGAAAATGTTAAAGAAAGTTTCTCCAGTTTGTACAATTCTTTTGTAGTTAACTGGGTTGGAACATCTACATCCTTTACTACTATTAATTCTCTAGGTCAGGTTAATACACAACAAGCTGTAACTTCTGTTGCTAGTGCATCTGTTGCAAGTTCTTCTAATATTAGTCCTCAAAATAATGAAGTAGGAAAAGGAGTTCAAACTAAGAGTGTTGGTGAGAGTTTAGTTTCAACTTCTCTAGCATTCTTTGCTAGAAGCATTCCTGTCAGATATGTTATCAGACGAATGAAACCTAATACGAAGATGTATGTCTTCTTAGAGGGGAGAGATATTGGTCGCTGGGTAAATCCAGACCTAAGATTTACAGGTATTGCTGGTAACTCTCTATCTGCATTTAATGGTGAGATCACAACTGATGAGTATGGTAATGCTAGCGGACTAATTGTTGTTCCTGCTGGTTTACCTCCACTTGAGAATGCAACCTGGACTGGTGATGTAGATACTCTACCATATGATACTTCTGCTGAGGAAGTATCAATTACTTCTGGCGTATTAACTTTCAGATTTACTTCCAGTGCAACTAATGCTCCTAAAGAAGAAGTAGATAGTTACACCGAAGTCAAGTATTATGCTACTGGTCTTCTTCCAGAAAATCCTGCTAGCATTGTATCTACCAAACCTTCTTACTTTAAGTCTAATGAAGGTGTTCAGTTGATTGAAAGTAATACTGATAATCCTATCAGACCTAATCCTCTTGCACAAACATTTAAGATTGAAAATCTAGAGGGTGGTTGTTTTGTTACTGGTGTTGATATGTTCTTCAGCAAGAAGAGCACTAACATTCCAGTAAAAGCATATATTTCTAATGTTGATGCAGAAAAACCAGCTAAGAATATTGTTCCTGGTTCTGAAAAGACTCTTTCTCCAAATACGTTCCTCAAGTGTTTTGCTAGTGGTAATCTAGCAGTTTATAAGGGTGAAAGCGTAACAGGTGCATCTTCTGCTGCATCTGGTCCTATTCTTAAAATCTTTGATAAGAACAACGTAGAGCTAGTTGCGACTGCATCTGGTAAGTATAGTCTCACTAATGAGCAAGTCTATACTGTTGTTCTAAGTAATCACAATGGCAAATCTTTTGTACAGAATGAAGATTTAATTATTCCTTCTGTTACAGAAGCAAATGCATTGAACAATACAGACCTTGTTCTTGCTATTGCAAAAGACAGTGGTAAAGTGTCTAGAATGAGAATTACTAACACTGGTCAAAATTACGACAGTGCAATTCTTACTATTGAGAGTCCACAATTACCTGGTGGATCTACTGCTACTGCAAGTATTGAAGTTTCTAACGGTAAAATTTACAATGCTGAGGTATCGCTTAGTGGTTTTGGTTACACAGAAGCGCCTTCTGTGGTCGTTAAAGGCGTTGGAAACGGTGCTGGAGGGTGTGAGATCCAAACGTTTATTGAGATTGATACACCAGCGGTTAGAATGGGTGTAGCGGTTGATGCAGGAGAGGTAACAAACTCCACAACACCTACACACTTTGCATTTGATTATCCTGTTTATCTACAGAATGATACGGAGTATGCTCTAGTAGTAGAAACTGATTCTACTGATTATGAACTATGGGTATCCAGACTAGGTGAAACCGACATTGCTACAAGTACAGTCATTACAACACAACCATCACTAGGTTCGGTATACCGTTCCCAGAATACCGAAAGTTGGACCGAAGATATTTTTGAGGATCTTAAGTTTACTCTCTACAGAGCAGAGTTTGATACTACTAGACCTGCAGAACTTCTTCTTAAGAACGTCAACCTTGGTTATGAACTTTTAGATGCAAATCCAATTGAAACAAATGCAAGCTCTAATTCTTCTAGTACATCTGTACTATTCAAGAATAACAATGCAGTTGTTAAAGTGAATCATAGAGATCATGGTTTTGAAGATAGTGGTAAATCTTACGTGTTCTATAGAACTGCTCTAGAGACAGGTGGTATTACTGCTTCTACTATTAATAGCAACTTGTTCCAAGTTACTAATTCTGGAGTTGACTCTTATAACGTTCTTTCCCCATCTCAAGCTGCAGGTAACTCTCTTGGTGGTGGAACTTCTGTTTATGCAAGTCACAACAGAAAATTTGAAACTTTATATCCACAAGTTCATTACTTGACATTTACAGGCACAACATTAGATGTTTCTGTTAAGACAACCAATGTAGTTCCTGTAGATTCATCAACTACAAATTATACTTCATATTCACAATCAGAATATGAAAGAACTTTCTTAAATGAACCACATTATTTCACAAACCAGAAGATGATTGCTTCTGAGATTAATGAAACTCTAAACAGTCTTGAAAGGTCTTTAACTTACAAGATGCAACTATCTTCCACATCCAGTAATCTTTCTCCAATTATTGATCTTTCTAGTGCATCTGTGAAAACAGTAAGCAATAGAATTGAAAATGCTACTGGTCAAGAATCTAGATTTGGCAGAAGAGATCAAGTTATTGAGTTCTATCCTGTATATCAGTTTGATCTTGCAGGAAATGCTGGAACTGAAATTCAAGCTAATCAAACAATTGAAGGACAAACTTCTAAGACGACTGGAACTATTGCTAGAGTCAATGGTAGTGTTGTTTATGTGAGAGTCAAGACAAGTCAATTCTTCCAAAAAGGAGAACTTGTTTCTCTAGGAAACCAAGCACAATTGACAAATGTCAGTGTTGATTCTAACCCAACACAAGTATTCGCATCTATTGATGATGGTTCTACTATTGTAGCACGTAATCCATCTGTTATTCTTGAGACTTATGACAATATTATTACTGGTAAGACTGTTATCTGGAACAGTCAAACTCAAGAACTGACTGCTAGAGTTGATATTAAACCAATCAATGATAATTACACTGATAGAATTATTGATAGTGCTCTATATAACAGAAACGCTGTTGTTGGCGATCAGATCGCAGACATTTTCCGTGTAGGAGACTTTATCAAGTATCCAAACCAACCAGATGAAGAAGCAAATTATCTAGAAGTAGGTAAAGTCACATATACAAATGGTATTGACTTTGTTGCTGAAAATACTTCTAAGAATGGTTCGGCAATTGCTAAGTATGTAACTAAAGAAGTTGTTATTAACAACCCAGCAACTGCAATTGATGTACATCTAATGGCAAATGTCAAGGACATTGCAAATATCCAAGTTCTCTATAAGTTTAAGAAAGCATCTAGCCAAGAAAACTTTGAGGATATTGATTGGGTATTGTTCAATGGAAATGGACAACCAGATACATTAGAACTAGCAACCACAGAAAACACTATCTCAAGTGTTGTTGAGAAACAATCTTCTTACCAAGACCTTAAGTATAGTGTATCTGATATTGAAGAATATTCTTCTTTTGCTATCAAAATTGTAATGCTTGGTGTTGATCCTGCATTTGCTCCTAAGATCCAAGACATTCGCGCTGTTGCTGCATTCTAATTTCCGCGTATGGACTATATCAAAGTTGAAGGTCATGATGGTCTCGTAAGAGACCAAAACACTGGTGCCATCATTAATTTGGACGATTCTGCGATCATTGCAAGACGCAAATCAAAACAACTGAGTTCCGCGTTGGACGACATAAATATGTTGAAGAATGAAGTTTCTGAGCTCAAATTTTTACTTAGAGAGTTAACAAAAAATGCCAGCAATTCAAGTAGCTAGAACTGATACCTTTGAACTTCAAAGGCAGAAGATCAATCAAATTGGTGATCAAATTTTTAGCATCTCTCAAGGTGGTAGTGATCTGTCCACAGGTAATTTGAAAATTGGAGATGGATCAATTACTTCTCCATCTTTATCATTTACATCAGATGCTTCTGTTGGTGTATACAAACCTAGTGCTGGAAGTTTAGGATTTGTTTCATCTAATAAAAAAATTGTTGATTTACAACCAACAGATGTTGTATTCTACAAAAATATTAATGTAAGACAAAGAATTTTATACGCAGGTGGAATTTCTATTCTAGATACTGGATCTAACTATGATCCAGGGACATATGAAAATGTTCCACTCACTGGAGGAACTGGTGATGACGCATCTGCAGATTTTACAATTACAGAATACGAAGGTTCAATTACACAAAGTGGTGCTGGTTATAATCCAGGATCCTATAGTTCTATTCCGTTAAATGGAGGAACTGGATCTGGAGCATTAATTACATTTACTGTACCTGGAATTGTTGGTGCTCTGGTTGGTGGTTCTGGATATGTGCCAGGAAGTTACACTGGTGTACCAATCACTGGAGGAAGTGGATCTAATGCTGTTGCTGATATTACAGTAACTGGTACAACAGGATTTAATGGAACAATAGTTGGTGGTTCTGGATATACTGATGGAACATATCAAGGTGTATCCACATACAACCAACCAGTACAAACATTTGTTGTAACTGTAACTGGTTCAGGTCCTTTTCAATATGTAATTGATGGTAATACTCAACCAACATTAACTTTAGACACTGGAAATACATACAGATTTGACATATCTGATGCATCTAATGTTGGACATCCATTTAGATTTGAAACTCAGTTTGGAGGAGACTTAAATCCAGCAGACGCCCCTGGTGTTACTGGAGTTAGAGTAGGAACTCCTGGTACTGCAGGTGCTTTTTACTACGTTGTAGTTAAGGGATCATCTACAACCACAACTGTAAATTATGACTGTGAAGTTCATAATAATATGGGTGCAGCTGTCACCATTCAGTCTGGAACAACAGTACATGAGGGTACAGGTGGAACAGCAGATGTAACCGTATCTGGCGGAGCAGTTACAGCAGTCGTGTTTACGACTGCAGATGATTATGCAACTGGAGATATTGTAACATTTAACGCTGCTGATGTAGGAGGAACAGGATCTGGAGCTACGTTTACTCTAACAACAACTTCTTTCAATGGAGTTGTTAGTTCTATAACTTTCACAAGTATTGGTTCTGGATATGTTAATACAGATGTACTATCAGCAAATGATTCTGATTTAGGTGGAGGCGGTGGAGCTGGATTTACTTACACGGTAAACAGCAATCCTGGTGTACTAACAGAAATTAATTCTTTTGATAGTAAAGGATCTGGTTATACTGCAGGAGATGTATTATCTTTATCAGCTGGTGTTACAGGAGTTGCAACTACTCTTCCTGGTCAAAAAAATAATGTATCCACAACTTTAAGCACAGGCAGTGCTCAAATTACTGTTGCTAGTACAACAGGTATTGTTGCTGGAATGAATGTCTTTAATGGACAATCAGATACTGGACTCTTACAACCAAGCACAACAGTTCAATCTGTTGACAGTGCAACTCAACTAACATTATCTGCTACACCAGGAACTGCTGGATCTGCTAGTTTATCATTCTCTTCACCAAATTTATTTGATATTACTGTGGCAAGTGCTGCAGGTATTACTGCTGGAGACATTGTTACTGTAACGTCTGGACCTGGCGTTGTTGCTGCTAATACTACTGTAAGCACAATTACTGGAAATGTAATTACATTATCAAATACACCAACGACTGCTGGATCTGCAACGCTATCGTTTAGTCCTACATATGGTTCACCATCAACTCCATTACAATATACCATTGCAAAAATTGGTTCTGTAGAATCTCTTACTATTAATAGTCCTGGTAATGGTTATGTTGCTGGAGACTCTCTAACAGTAAGTCCATTTGATTTAACTCAACCCATTTCATATACAGTAACTAGAAGAGATGTTGTAGAGTTTACATTAACAACAACTGTATCTTCAAGCACGTTTGCTGTAGGAGATATTTTAGTTGAGAGTGGAGTAGCACAAGGGTCAAGTACAGAAATTATTGAAATTAGATCTATTGGTGGAAATGTAAATTCTTTACTTTGCACAGCTACTGGTCTTGCTGCTGGATCTGTATTTGAAAAAGATTCCAATCCTGGTCCAACCTATACTATCAACACATTTACTGATTTAGAAACAAAAATATTCATTGATACAGGTTCTGGAGCTACTGTAACTCCAGATCTAACATTATATGTTGGAAACACATATTCATTTGATCTATCAGATTCTTCTAACGATTCTCAAGAATTTGCTTTCTCTAAATTTGCAGGAGGAAAGTGGGGAACTAGTAGTGTAGGACCTCTATCAACTACACTAGATGTAGGGTCTTCTAATGTTACTCTAACTAGCACTACTGGAATCGTAGTTGGAATGCTTGTAAGTGCTTCTGGGCAAGGTGGTGGAGCATTAGTTGTTGGAACAAAAGTAGCTGCTGTTGTTGATGCAACTACTATTACATTAGATACTGCACCATCTGTTTCTGGTGCAGCAGAACTAAATTTTGAAGGAACTGAGTTTACTGATGGTGTAACAACAGACGGTTCAAATATTAATATTAAGGTAACAGATACTACTCCAAATTTATATTATTATGATAGACTTACTGCCGATCAAGGTGGTGAACCTGGAAATGAAGCTTTATTAACAATTGATGCTAATAATCCGAAGGTATTTGGTTCTGGATTTGCATTATCCGTCTTAAATACACAGCAATCTGATGTTGTATCGGCAGATATTAGTAGTGGAGAGTTTTCTGCTACAAGTATTACTTCTGCCTCTACAGTTAGTGGCGTTGATGCAACGTTTACCGCTTCTGTGACGACACCTCAATTAAATGGAACCAATATTGTTGCTTCGTCTATATCTTCTCAGACATCATTAACCATGTCTGGAACTGCAGTAACTGTCAATGCTCCATTTAATGTAGGTTCTACAGTTAGTGTTGCTGCTGCTAGCGGAAATGTTACTACATCTGGTTTTGTAAAAACTACTGCATTCCTGAATGTAAGCGATAAGATTTTAATTGAAGATAACGAGATTCAAACTACGACTGGAAATGACTTAGTTTTAAATCCAGTAGCAGGTAGAATTGCTAAAGTAAATGGCACACAAGCATTAGTCTTACCTGTTGGTAATACTTCCGAGCGTCCAGGAGCAGCAACTAGACAAAATGGTGCTATCAGATTTAATACTGATAACAATCAGTATGAAGGATATAATGCTACCACAACTTCTTGGTCTTCACTTGGTGGAGTTAGAGATATTGATGGCAATACATATATTCTTGCGGAACTTACAGCAGGAGCAAATGATAATACGCTATGGTTCTATAATGATGCTGTAAATACTCTAAAATTAACACCACAATTCTTAGACTTTAGAGGTGTTAAGAAAATTTCTTCTGGAAAATTAGGTCTTCCATCATTTACAGAGTGGACAGCTAATACCGCAGTAACTACTGGACAATATGTAAGATACAGAAATAACTTATATGAAGTAACAGGTGATGGAACAACTGCTTCTTCTGGTAGCGAACCAACACACACCAGTGGTGTTCAAAATAATGGAACC